AATTTCTTACGACGATCGTCGTACTTTACAGGTATATTTAGGGGTGTACCCTCAAAAGGGTGACAACACCACCAACACCACATATGTTTAAGGACTATTTTCTCTTTAAGTCTATCACCTCTTACCTTTTTTACTCATTCCCATGATAAGAATCATGATGATGCAACACAAACAAGACACAAAACTTATACCCCCTCCACTGTACACATGATATTTGACATTTTTAGATCTCCATCTAAATTTCTTTGGCCAATTGGTCATAGGTGTTAGATTGAGAGGAAATCTGTCATATGGGGGTTTACGCGCGCGTGTATATTCAATTGGATCGTTCCACCATGGTGGTAGTTTGAATGGAATACCAGTATTACATGCGACGACTATGTCTGAATTTGATGCATCTCTAATATCTATATCTTGCTCACAAATACTGTAAGATGCCTGACAAGACCCTTTAACATTTCCCGATGGGATAAAACCCCTTTCACATGCGTCAGCTCTACAGTGTACATTGTCTCTCAAAATTTGGTATCCATCTTGAGCTTGAAGTCTAGCTAATTCTTCTTCAGCACCTTCAACACCTGCATCTATATCTTGTTTGGCTCTACCAATTTCAATTGCAGGACCAAGTGCCTCCTTATTCTCATCTAAAACTCCATACGCGTGTTTACAACCAGCAGCTTCCATATTAGTAAGGCACACACCTTGTGATAAATTATAACATTCACACCATTTGGTATTTGGATTTTCTATACAATACGACCTACCAATTCTGTCATAAATCTCATCCCCTATAATTTCTTTTGTACATTGGACATCTTCAGTAATTCGTTCACCTACAGAACACCAGGTTTCCCTGCTAGCCCCCATATCTTCACATGTGAGTCCACCCCCTACTCCCGCATTTATGTTCTCGACGTTATCACAAAATTTAGAAACTACCCTACCGTATAAATCTATACGTGGATCGTATATTGCTGATATGTCCTTAATTGTAGAGTGTAGAGATTGAATTTGACTACTATTTTCATAGGCACATCTATAGGTCCTGTCTCCTATTGGTACTCCAATAGTGGCACCGGGGCATGGCTGACCTTGAGTTGTGGCGGTTACTTGATTGGAACGATTTGGATTTTCTATGTCCATAGAATTAACATATGGGTAATGATCAGGCTGCCCGTAGGTGGGGTTTGCTCTTCTACCATAAATAAGAACATCTTCTATGATAGTACCTGCAGGAAATTCTGGAAATTCAACCTTTTTCACAAAACTTATCTTATTTTCATGATTTGTAAACCGGGGGTATACCCTTCCAGTTGCACCAAGACCGCTGAGGATTATACCGTCATCATTCAAATTACCGTCGTGAACTTTTCGTTTGTCACCATAGCGGCGAGGATAATCACCACGTAGTGGACCACCCTTATCATGCTCCCCAACTATTACACCTTTTCCGCCGTGGTGATTGTCCTCAAATAAAGCCCACGCCGTATTATAACAATCACCAGTCATTTTATAAGAACTACTTTGGTCATTATTGGTCAGAGCTCTATCACCTGTGAATTCTTCACTATCACCCTCAGAGTTCCGCTCTGTATACAGAATGAGTTTACACTCTTGACTCATCTATCTTGTCATAACATTAGATAATTTATGAAAGGATACATAATAAAAAATTAGATAGTCGCCAGAAATTCCTTGAGTTCATCGTACTTCTTCTGGGTCGCGAGGATTAGGACCTTCTTCTGCTTCTCTTTATCATCTGTTTGCTTCTTAACCATCCCATAGAGAAGCATTGCATTCGGCTCATCGGTACTCTCGGTATACACAAGAGCCTCAGATTTTTCACCCTCATTGAGCTCGACACGAACCCTCACCCTCCTGACCATCCATACCACTACGAGGATGAGAGCCAAAACGAGAACAATCTGGTTCATCTTAATTTTCTTGAGGTTAAGTTTCATTTACAATAAAGGGGGATTTTATTTAAAATAAAATCTTTATCTGAATCGTGTCGGACCTGACCCACCTCCACCAGATGATATTACTAGTAAAATTAACACCATACATATTGACATGAAACTAGTACCTATACCCGCAGCACCCGCTTGTTGTTTCCTATCAGTCTTGAGACCATCCAAACTTTGGGGGAAATATGCAGTTAACCCACCCCCACCTACACCTCCATCTCCACCACCTCCACCTCCACCTCCACCTCCACCTCCACCTCCCGAACCCTCAGCATTCAATTCACATGTTGCATTAATCTCAGAGTCAGTCGCAGTTCCTACGTTAATATCCTGTGAACAAATTTGAATTGTTGTTTTACATCCCGCTTGGTTATTGGGTGGTAGGTATTTACCAGCTCCCGAACAAACACTACCACATTTTCTCTGACCATCCCATTGTGGTTGATATTCTGCAGGTGTTGCTTGTCGATTCTTTACATATGTTGAACCCGATGGGTGGTTACATCCAGCTACACCAGATACACTATCATCGGCACATTTGTCAAACATGACATTATAACATGAACAAAATTCAGAATCGGGATTAGCCTCACAAAATTCTTCAGCTATGACTTGATACATCGGTTCATTTATTAATTTCAAAGTCGAACACGCGTGAGAAGTGTCTGCCAGTTTATACTGGTTTTCGGTTTTACTACAATATGTAGCGAGAATAGTGTTATATGTAACCTGTTTACCAGGAATTGTATTAGGATTACATATATTTGTATCGGTTATGATATTATCATCCGTCCCACAATAGTCTTTTGCTAATTGAATGGCTGTAGTTTGTTCAGAACACATCCCAGTATTACCAGGTAGTGAAAAAGCTATATTATCTATGTTTCCACAAATCCTCTCTACCATCTCACCATATGGAGTAGCCCCAACTTCGGAGTTCGTTGACAGACCAGACAGTATAGGGCTAGCGAGTGTGTATGAACATCTATGAGGACCATTTGTATCATATGAATATGCTCGGTCATACCACATTATATTTGAATCACCCGTAGTATAACTCGAATCTTGTACAGTGCCACTCTGTGCACAACTAGGTGATGGTGCTGGTGGTGTGTCATCATCACCATCCGTAATACCCAAAAACTCACCGGCTTCAGAAGCCGCCCCACCCATATCACACTCTTACTCTAAATATATATTTTTTTTGAAATTAGATATTGTTTATCATTTGAATAAGTTCATCCTTCTTGTTAGCCTGAGCTAGGAGTATTATTGACCTAAATTGTGATTTGTCCCCTGTTAATTCTGTGATTTGTTTAGCTATGATGAATGCGACTGGGGTCAGGTCCTCCTTAGACTCGATGTACTCGATAGCCTCCCTCTGTTCAGGCCACCCAGTAGCAGCACTGAGTCGCTCAGTTTGTGAGTGCCCTCTGACCAATAAACCTACGATGACAAGAATGGCTACGATGAAAATAATTCGATTTGGTTTCATTTGAAATAGAATGACATTTTTTTCTCAGGTGAATATATATACAATGGGAGGCTCCGGTGGTGATACCAATCAGTCCATTGATAATACGTTCAATATGTCAACAATTAGCCAGAATATTTTTGAGCAAGTTTCTAAGACAGCTACCTCAACGACGGCTTCTGGTACTAATATTCAGGATTTAACACTTAATATTATGAATCTCGATGGATGTACAGTATCCACGGGTCAGAAAATTACAGCGAAAACAATGTCATCTTCGAGTTTTGATTCTACATCAACCGCAAATATAAAAAATGTTATCACAAATGATCTCAAAGCTTCGGCGGCGAGCGCTTTGGAAAGGAATACCCAAATGGGGAGTGAGTTGGGTCAACTCCTCGGTGGTGATACCAACCAGGATATTTCAAGCTCGGTAAACATGGAGATCGAAAACCTTGTTAAAAATACTATCACGGAAGAAACACTTAACAGCACTGTTGCTGAACAGGTGAACATTCAGGGTACGGTCCTGAATATAGGAAACTGTACCGATTCCGATATCAAAGTCGACCAAGATATCGTTGCTGATGTTGCTGCGACATCTATCACGAATATGGTCAGGAACGCCATCGCGAGTAATGAGGTGCTCACCACGATGGCTGCCACGGCGGATTCCTCGTCGTCGTCCTCGGCGGGTGGTTTTGCGGAAATGTTTGATTCGATCTTTGCTGGTATCGCTGACGTCATAGGTACTGGCCAACAGGGCGCCATGGTTGCGTCTGCTGCGTCTGTGTGCTGCGTCTGTGTAATTGTGATCGGTATGGCCGTCATGTTCATGTCCCCAGCGGGTCAAAACATGGGTAGAAACGCCATGACTAAGTTTTAAAATAATTGAGTAAAAATGTAATTCACTTCACTAACTTAAAGAGCTATTCAGTCTTTATGTTAATGATTCTAAGTATCGACGTGGGTATAAAGAACTTGGCGCTGTGCCTTCTCGATGAGGACAAAAATAATCTAGTTGTGGAATGGGATGTTGATGGTATCCCTCCACAACATAAGGATGGTGTCTACGTTTCCATGAGAGACCATCTAGATGCTCGTCCATGGGTCCTTGGTGCAAAGACCATTCTCATAGAAAAGCAACCCGACCGCAATAAAAAGATGGTTTCTGTCATGCACTTCCTCCATGCCTACTTCATAATCAGGTGTCCCAATGCTGAAACTATTCTTTACGATGCTCGTCACAAGATTCCAGATGTTGCAGGACCTGGTAAGGCGCAGTACAATAAGAGGAAGAAGGTTTCCATCGAGAGGTGTGAAGCCTTTATCCGGGGCGACTCTGTAAATTCCCACTGGATTGATACATTTGTAAAATCTAAGAAGAAAGATGACCTCGCAGACACTG